GAAATTTGTAACTTCCCTTGGTCCTTTCTTTAGTTGTCAATTAACCACATATTATATGGCCACTAACCGTAGAAAGGAGCAAACGCGGGATCCTCTTATTGATCTCGGGTTGGAGGCATTAGATTGCCTCTTTGACGACTTAGTAATCGCCAAAAAGGAATTTCCACTGGAGAGGCTGACCCACGAAGGGTTCGCCTTTTTAACTGACACATTGCCAGCGCTCGGAAGAGCACTTGACGCAGGTCTAAAAAGCGGACGTTTCATCTTACCTTCCTCATTCAAGCACATGCCTGGATGCAGGAAGCTCCCCCAATGTCTGGGTTCGTTGTTCTCGACAATTTTCGATAATAATGGATTCCTACTCGATGTACCTAATATTGAGTCCGTAAGGGCTCTAAGGCAAGTACTTTTTTACTTCTACAAGACGGAAATTGCTTGTAGCGTCGAGAAAGAAGAGCGCGTAATTGAGAAATTTCTCAAGGACGAGTACGAAGGTATAGCAGAAAATGCGTTTGTAACGCACTACTGTAAAATTAATCGTCGTACTCGGTTCCACGACATACTATCCGAAGCCAAAAGAGAGATCTATCGCGTGTTTGGTGATTACAACCGTAATACCAAGCATACTTTAAATTTCAATCACGGTCCGGGCAGTGTGGCGGATGCTTCAATCGAAGCTAAGGATCAAACTCCTATCCCGTATTCTCTTGCAGAGTATTGGGGTTCTTGTTTACTTGGGAGTGATGATTTTGAATCGATCTCTCATAAGCAAGTTGCTTCAGCGCGTGATACGCGCCTAGAATTGGAGTCTCGAGTTTCTAAGGTGAAATTAGTACCGAAGGACTCGAGGGGACCTCGACTTATAGCTGTGGAACCTACTTGGAACCAATATCTGCAACAAGGTCTGCGTAACTGGATATATACCCGTGTCGAGAATTCCTCGATGGGGCAACATGTTCATTTTACAGACCAGTCGAGAAACCGGGCCCAAGCCCTTATTGCTTCCCTTACAAAAACATTGGCAACTCTTGATTTGTCGCGGGCGTCAGACAGAAATTTTCTGGCACTCGTGACTGAGTTGTGGTCGCTCGTCCCTAACCTACTCGAAGATGTGCTTCATTGCAGATCTGAGTTTTACTCTATTGATGGCGTTATTCGCGGTCGATACGAGAAATTCGCACCGATGGGGTCGGCTTTATGCTTTCCCTTTCTTGCGATTTCGCTATATAGCCTAATTTTAGGCTGGTGGCGAGTAAATGGTGGGGATCGCGAATCGCTCGTACTAGACATCGTTGGTGATGACATTATCGTGGAA